TTAAAGTCGAATGGTTTCTTTTTCCCACATCTGCCCCTGCTTCGTGGCATTACCTTCCTCCTTAACAACTAACTTTCCAAATCGTTTATCAATTAAATCATATTTTTTCGGCATAAACTCACCTACATTCCAAGTGATTTAGCATATTCACTGAGTGTGTAAGCATTCTTAACAATCATTTTAGAGACTTCTGACGTTCCGTTTTTTAAGTTCCCAATTGCCACACGGCTGATACCGGTATGTTTTTCAATTTGATATGCAGAAACGTCAGAGTTTAGTAGTTTTAAAACTTTTTGAAAGTCAATAATGCCAAAATTTAACATTTGCTGTGTCTCTAAAAAATATTCAATGGATTTATGCGCAGCTTTCAATTCTTTCTTTGCTTCTACGGTATCAGATTCGAATTTAAGCTTTCCATTTTCAGTGGCATAGCCTGGTGAATTTTTTAGTCCTGATATTGTCTGAACTCTGTCATTAGCTAAAGAGTAGTCTTTTATTAATTTATCTGGTACGTTTGCTCGCTTCAGATTAGATGGGCTAACTTTACCGCTAATTAATTCTTTTTTGCCAGATGGACTTAAATAGTAATATTCTTTATTCAAAATCATGATTTTTCCTCCTAATTCTTAATTTAAGCTACTAATACACTTTTAGGGAACCATTTTTTGCTTTCGCCATACGCTGTGTTAAACGTTAATAAAACAGCTTTTTCAGTTTCCTTTTGCACCTGAACGTCATTCATCATTTTAACTGCTAACTTGCCTTGTGCTTCTCGTTGAGCTTTGCGTCCAACGCCGTATTCTTTTGCAGCAAACCAAATTTTCACGCCCTTGAATTGAGTATTAGTTGACCCGAATGCAACTGCATCTTCAGGGACAGCTTGTTTTGCGATTTGGTAAGCACGTTGCAAGAATTTAGAAAAATGAGCTAAATAAGAACCTTCTGCTCGATTGTCTTCAAAAGCTTTCTTCGTCCAAGTGTGTGCTAATTTAAAAATTTCTGATTTAGTCATTTCACTCAATCCTTTCTTTGTGCTTCCCTCATCTACATATATAGTATAGCACGGTTTACTATTATAGTAAAGCGAAATATACTATGAATGTAAAAAAAATTGCAAAAAAATAGCCCTGACCTCAACTAAGAGACCAGGGCTTTTAATTTTAAATGGTTACATCATAATTATAATTTTTATTTGCCAACCATTTTTCTAAAGCAAATTTATTATCAGAGTTTTGGTTGAACGTTCCAATTTTAATTTTGACACTATTCTTATTGCGTTCTTCTTTATAGCTCCAGCCATATTTTTTACAATAGTCAATGACCGCTTTATGACCGGATGACCCATAAGTGAACCAGTAAACGTTAACTGTCTGTCTTTTACGTGTATTATTAGTCGTGTTCACCGATTGGTTCACTCCATTCGCAATATCTTTAGCAAATTGTGCTTTGTTGATTCCCATACTAGCTAAATAGCTATAGGGGTCTTGGTGGTCACCTTCAATATTATCTGATACCCACTTGTGAGATTTAACTCCTTTTGTTCCTGCTTTTCCAGCATCTAACGTTTTAGGAATATTATACTTATTGCAAGCCCAGCGGATTAACCAGATATAAGCTGCATAATTTTTTTGAAACATCGTTTTATCTTTCGTATGTTGCAATTCAATTTGAACAGGCGAATATGGATTAGCGGACAACGCACCGTAAGCAACATAGCCAGGCTCCCCAATTAAATAGATAATTCCACCATCACCAATAATAAATTGCGTATATGCGTTTCGCCAATTCCGCTTCATAAATGTCGCTTCGTTGCGCCCAGTAGCGGTAGGATTTGCAGTTTCATGAGCAATTACATATAAATTTTGTGCTTTTTGACTAGAACCTTCATTCGCTGCCAAAGCAAACTCTCGATTAAATGTATATGACATATTATTTATCCCCCTTATTGTAGTGATAACTAGACACTCCAAGAATCATTCCTAAAAAGGCCGTAAAAGCAGTCCAAATAGTCAGCACATCTTCTGTGAAGGGCCAATTTAACGTTTTTCCAATCACTGCAAATAACGTTCCTAAGCCGGGCATAACTAGTCCAACAGCCCATTTAATTACTGCATATTGTTCATCTGTTAATTTAAATTTTGGCATTTGTTATTCTTCCTCCTTCTCGATTACAGGCATGGCACAGATGCGTTCATACATCGCATGTCCTGTACCGTTTCCTCCGAGCCCACTGTAGGCTTTCCACAGATGGCTCATGTTGTTTAGTTCTTTCATCGTTACCGCTCCACGTTTTAATATGACTTCGTACGATGCATAAATTCGGTCGTGGAGACTGGCTAGGCTTGCTTCTTGACGGAGATTGCCTTGCACCTCCAAAGCGTCCAGTCGCGTGTCTAATTCTGTCTGGCCTTTTAGCAATTCGTCTAGCTGATCGTTACGCTTTTTAATCTCCTTATAGAGTTTCAAAAACTGCCGTCCTGCAAAGAGAATTCCTCCAATCAAGCCAACGCCAAAATACTGCCTGAAAAATTCGTTAATCTGATCCAACACTACCATCTACATTCCCTCTTTGCTTCAAAATAAAAGACAACCGGCGATAAAACCGATTGTCCCAATTACCAAATATTTTATCGCTCTGTTTCTTCTTGCTTTTTTGCATCGTTGACAATTAAAGCAACATTTTCACGGATCAAAGCGGGAACACTTTCAATCGTTCGCTTGCCCTCAATCACATGTGTCGCATAAAGCATCTCTAAAGCTGAATACATAATAAAATCTCCTTTCTATTTTGACAAAATCATGTCTGACAATTGTAAAAGAGCCTCTTCAGACATCTCTTGACGCTGACGAAGCTCTGCATTTTCCTGTTTTAATTTTTCAAGTTCATTAGGTTCTGGTGGTGTGTGTTCATCAATAATCGACTGTATGAACGTTGACATATCATCAGAATTATCATTAAATTCTGCCAACACTTCATCAAAAAGTTTTAACAGTTCATTGCCCATCCTACCAGATCCATTTATACAATCTTTAATATATAATTCTTTAAATCTCTTCTGATTATCTGTCATTTTTCACCTCTAAATATCTGCAGCAACAAAGGAACAGGAGATGTTAAAAATTGATCCTGCCGCTACTGCAGGAAATCCATATGTGTTCCCATTTGGTCCCATAATATATGCGCAATCAATATTGCCATTAGCTCTAACAATCAACATAAAGATTAAAGCAGATGAACCTTTAGCGATGGTGGTGTAGTTTGCTTTAGGTCTAAAACCTACCGGCAATGTTCCCATTGTTATGCTAGTAGTACCTCCAGCTAAATTGCTTAAATTTCTAAATGCTCCAGATAGTTGTACCTGTCTACCTTGCCTGCTCGCTCTTGGAGGATTGTCAGTCGAATAAGCTGCCCAATCTTCCCCATAACTTTGCATACTAGATTCAGGCAGAATCATCAAATCTTGATAGGTTAATTTCGCTGGCGAATAACCCGGAAAATCTTCGTTATTTTGTATATAAAGGCCATCATAACCAATTTCTACTTGCTTTAGTCTTTGATAACTCGGCGCAGGAGCATTTTTAAAAAATACAATCCGATTGTGTTTAAGGTGCATAAAGGTATCATAGAGAGGGACTGTACTGCCTTCTTTGTAAACAGTACATGAATCAGATATCTCCCCTAAGCTAATAAACATTGTCCCATTACCATAAATCTTTTCTTCCGATCCAGGAATATAAAGTGGAGCGTCTTTATAAGTTAGTGTATAGAAGCCGCTATGCATTTCGGCCCCACTAATAACACCGCCATTGATTTTTGTCCCTGTAATAGTGCTACCAGTAATGGTCACAGCATTTAACTCAATAATATTCAATACTGACTGCTGAATTGTTTGACCCTGCCATGAGCCAGACTTGTAAACCCTAAAGTCAGTGATATTGCCGCTACTGTCAGATTTCCACCATTGCTGGCCTTCTTTGGGGTTAGCTGGCTGCGTTGGGCCAATGTACGGATAAATACCTGTCATACCTTGAATCAATGCAGGATTAGTATACGTTACTGTACTGTCCGACATAGTTGTCTTTAGCCTGCGCCAAATATACTTGTTGGGATCAGCATTATTAGGGACTGTAGTTGACCATGCGCCGCCTGCTTGACTAGTTGGTGAAGTGGAAACGTAATATTCTTCCACCACAGATGATACGCTAATGCCATTGCTACCAGGTTTACCATCTGAACCCATTTTTGCGACTGTATAAGCAGTTGAATTAGTATTATTTGTATAAGTTGTAACTGTCTTAGTCCATAAAAATTGGCCTGCTGGCACATTTGGAATAGTAGTTGACCAGGTGCCAGTTGGCGCTGTAGTTCCGCTTGATGACGCTTGGTAAGTAATTGCTGTTGAAGCAATGCCAACGCCATCTTGTCCGCTATCACCTAAAATACGGCTCCACGTGTAGTCTGCAGGGTTTTGACTGTCTTGCGCTGTGTAGTCCGTGTAAGTGCCACTATAGGTTGGATAGGCGTTTTCAAAATCGTCTGATGGTGAGGGAGTGTAGATTGTTTGTTTATCTCCTACTTCAAGTTTAATACCTTTTTTTAAGGTTCCTGTAGAAGATTTTTCAGTGATGCGCATATACGCAGCACTTGCATTATTTATTTTAAAGTTAAAAATGCTCGCGTTGCTTGAAAATGCACGAGACAGAAATTGTTTATCTGTGTCATATAGGGCAACAGCACCAACTGTAGCTTGTGTATCAACTTGAGTAAGTGTAAAAATATCTCCATATGATACTGGTATGAAATTAGTAATAAAGCCATTTGCAAGCTCTTGAATGCTTCCATCCGTATTTATCCACGATTTTTCTGTAACAATGCCTGTACTTAACAAATTCTCATTAGGATACGTATCCGTAAACCTATCCGTTCCATCAGCGCTCCACGCATAAGCGTAGTGAGTATATGGCGTTTTACCATTCTCACCTGGCTCACCAGGGATACCCTGATTGCCAGGGTCGCCTTTATCTCCTTTTTTTCCATCCTCGCCTTTGATTTTTGACCATGCGTACTTTTTAACATCCGTGCTATCAGCTTGTGTGAAGTCAACATATTGACCCATCCAAGATCCTGCATCTTCCCCGCCGTTGCCAGTGAACGTTTGTCCACCATCATTTGAATATTTGATATGCAGATAGCTAGTTTGTCCATTTGCACCTGGTTCACCAGGAATACCATCTTGGCCTTTAAATTCAGCCCACATGTAGTCTGCGGGCACAGTAGAAGGATTAGGATTTTGAGACGCTTGAACACCAATGTATTTAGCATTTACTGGATTTTCTGTCATGGGATTCCCGTTTGAGTTTTGCGAGTATCGTATATGCAGATAAGCAGAAAGACCATTAGTACCTGGTTCTCCATCAAAGTAATCTATACCCTTAACTGGAGTTTTACCGTTTTCACCGTCATAAACTTTAGTCACAACGCCACTTGCACCGCCAACAACCAAATCGTCTTGCAATGCTTCATAACTAAACGTAGCCGTATCTTCAAAATCTTCCGGTTTAACGGTAATTGACTTTCCAATACTTTGATGAGCTGCGTTCCAGATTGTATCCAGCGAGCCATCTTTGTTTTGCTTAATCCAGTTAAATTCAGTAAATTCGGCCGTGAAGTCTTGATTGTTCTTTTCAATCTTGGCTGTGAAGATTACTTCGCCTTCACCGTTTTTAAACATTGGTGAACCGACATTGCTAATAGAAAAAATATACGTCTTAGCTACTTGTTCTGCGTATTTTTTGACTTCATCAATTCGATCTAAAAGTGACTGACTGACTTTGTTTTGTAAAATTCGATAATTTGAGTAGACTGTCTTGTTCTTCGTTGGGTCACTAAAACTGATTGTCTGTTCGCTAATTCGAGCTTCTAGCAAAAGAATTGGATTGTATCCTTCATCAATTGCTCTTATAGTGTCGCCAATATCGATGTCATAAAATCCTTCAATCTCGAACTCGTAAGCCGGCACACATTTCTTTTCTAACTCCGTTAGCGCACGATTAAAAAGCTCTGTATCTGATTTAGTATCATAACTAAATTGGCCAACAATGTAGCCTCCGCCTTTTCGTTTTGGGTTCCCATACTCTTGATTAGCCATCGGCGCACAGATGTATTCCGAACCCTTTTTAGTATAGAAAACTACGTTACCATTTTCATCTTTGATTTCTTTTTCTACATTCGCGATTGTTGTAACTTTGCCGTCTTCTTCATGACCGCGTGGTTTGATGGCTGTGATTAATTCTGTAACATCCACATTACGGCGAATACTTGAGACATCACGACCGTATTTAAGCTCAACATCTGGGTGATCCATCCCAACGCGCTTTCTCAAATGCACTAACTGCTTATCGACAGTGCGATCATCATTCAGTATCGTTTCAAATTCGATTTCAGCTTCAAAGCTATTACAAATTGATAGCAATCGTTTTAAAACAGTTTGATCGCCTTCCCATTCTAAAGTACGCTCGTTTTTAGTGAACTCATTAATCCCAATTTCGTAACCGGAATCTACTAAACAATCATTAACATATTTTGAAATAGGATATGCTTTATCCGCTTTGTATGGTCCACGTTCTTCATTTATGAGGTCGAACGACAAATCCTCACAAAAAAGGCGTAACGAAGTTTCAGTTTCCTCGACACGCCGAATTTTAAATTTGTAGTCTTTGTTTTTATATCGAAAAACTAAAAAATGATTCTCTTTTAGATATTGAAAATCATCTTCTGTACCAGTTGAAGCATTAGAATACATGGCGTGTTTTTTGGCAATAGATAAGTCAAAGGTACCCCTACCATATTCTAAATACCTGTGGAATTCATCATCAAAATAATGGAGAGCGCCAGAAATTGAGTTATCTAAAATAGCTACAGTTTCATCAGCTTTCGTCATTACATATATTTTCAAGAATTATAACCACCTTTCTCTTAACGTTCCTACAATATTTGGCGGCGTCTTGCCAAAATCAGAATAATAAAACTCTACCGCCCAATTCCCTGGCGGAATTTTTAAATCTGTCGAACCAATGATGATGTCGTTCATCGTCAAAGTATCATTGACATAGAATTTGCCAGTTGAGCCATCATAACGCAGTACATCGCCTGTGGAATATCTATTCGGCACATCAACAAAGCTTTGCGAGCCAATCCATTGAAAGAATGAATAATTTAAACTCATGTCACAAATTGGTAAATTCATAAATCGTGCGCACCAATATGTCGTATGAGTTATTTTAGCTGTACTTAAACGTTCGTCATAATACGTTTTTGTAAGTGTCTTTTTAGTATCCATGTTATACACCTTAAACGTAATTTCGTTGTCAACCTTCATAATTTCAACGGTACCGTAAAACTCTTGAAAATCGGTGTCCGCTACAATTCTCACTTGTTTGATACCAAATAATGTAAATTCAAGACACGTTCGGACTGAATTTGAGCTATCATCGTAAATGACAAAAGTTGCAATCGGGTCTTTCCCGTTAGATAGATTGACCTCTTGGCGACCCACACAACGTGCTTTTTTCTTGGACTTGTGATTTAACCAAAAACGATGAACAAAGTTACCATCACTTTTTCCATCAGAAGTTTTAGCTTTAATAGTTTTTGCAAGAGTAGGTCCATACCAACGGTTGTCATTATAGGCTGTGCCAAAATTTGTCGCTTTAGCTGTCTCACCAGTCCAACTAAACGATCCTTGAATTTTGTTTGGTAGGCCTCCGTTAGATGTAGCCCATTCAATGTACCCTCCGTTAGCAGTCCACTTAGAAGCATCAGAAGGAACCATTTGATCGTTATAAACAGTTTCCGCCATATCAACATAGCCGTCAACTTCCGCAATATTTCCGAATTCCATAGCACCCAGCGGACCCACAGCACCAAGAAAGCCATTATCATCAGTCATAGTCGCTTTAAATGATAATTCTGCGGTTTCTGCCCCTTCATTATTCGCCTGCATTTTCAAGATTCCTTCATTCAGATTAGCTTGTAATTGCTTTGGAATAACAGAATACTTGTACGGATCAGCGCAGTAAATATCATAGCTAGAAGTAATAGAATTACGACCAGTAGGAACCTGCGTTGCATTTGATTTAATTCCCACAAAATACTTATCTGCTTCATCGTTGAAATAAAACTTAGCTTCTTTTTTACTTAATATCGTATTTAATTTATTAAATCGTTCTCTAAATTCAGCATTATTTTTTGAAATAAGTTGATAAAATACAGTAATAATTCTAGAGCTATTCTTTTTTGTAACTATCGTAGAACCATCAAAGGCATCAATTTCTGTAGTCTTAAATTCTGTATTTGCTATTTCTCTACCTTCCACTGCCAATGTTCTATAACCAGGAATTATTTTTTCTAAAAACACACCATCCCAGTTCATGGCTTCTGCTGGAAGCGATGCCTCAGCAACTTTTTTATCATTTGTATCTTTAAAATTGTACATTTTGCACCACCTAAAAAAGCAGACTAACGGTCACCCGATAATCTGCTTAATCGTATATTTCTTTTTTGCATTTCCGCATCGATATATGGAGTAGTGCCTTGCGCAATCACTCGTCCATCTAGTTCTGAAATAAGTGTAATTCGAATAGGTCTTGTGTTCATATCGCTAACATTTTGACCCACTCTGTTTCTGCTTGTATTCAAGTTTAAATTATAAGGTGAACCAGAAAAAGCCAGTTCACTGTCAAATCTAGACTGCATGGATAGATTATCTGTGACTGTTTGTGCTACACTTCGAGCTGCATTCGCCACATTTCTAAGACGGTTTAACATCCCAACTTCAAGACCTTCAGTAGTAAATTCCCCAGACTCCTCTGTCGCACGAGATGGAGAATGAATTTTAAGCGCTCGGTTAATAGTTGAAGCAACACGATTAGCTACACTGTTTGCTGCTGCTATTGCACTTCCAGCGCCAGCATTAATACCGCTTGCTAAACCGCTCATTGCATACACGCCTGATGAATACATTGAACCATGTAGTCCGCGAAAAACACTTGCTAATGAATTGGCTCTTGAAGCAGCGATAGATACAGCTCTAGCCATACCGGATGTAACAGTATTTGAAACTGAATTCATAGCACTTCTAGTAGTTGACTGTACAGAATTAAATCCACTTCTTATTACAGAATTAAACTTAGACATTGAACTATTTGCAGTGCTATTGATTTTATTCAATGAATTAGTAGTATTTGTGTTTATTTTAGACATTGACTGGTTAACGCCAGTTGCCATCTTGTTATAGTTATTTGTAGCGGTTGACGACGCTTTGCTAGAAGAACTTGTTACAGACGCTTCTAATGATTGTACAGAACTTGAGCCTTTTGATTTCATATTTCCGAATGAATCAATTGCATTCGATTGTAACGTCTTTACATCAACTGACCCAAGCTTGCTTAATGAGTTTGTAGCATCTACTACATTCCCCTCTAAATCAGTTGCATAAGCACCACTCCTGCTAGCCATCGTACCAAAGTCACCAATAACATTACTTGATAAATCTCCAGTAATTCCGCTAGCATTTGTATTCAGACCTGACAAACTAGCAGTCGCTCCACTAGCAAATGTATCTAAACTAGTTTGCATTGACGACGTTGCGGCACTCATATCCGCAGCGGTTTTTGCACTCGTATCTTTAGATTTTCCAGTAATGGTATCCCAAAGACTGCCAAAACCGTTTTTGATTCCATCCCATGCACCTTGTAACACGTTTGGTATTGCCTCCAAAATACCAGTCGCAAGCGATTTTACAATTTCCCAACCTGCAGATAGAATGCTTGGCAGCATTTGAATAATTGATGTAACAAGCATGATAATTATTTGGATTCCCATAGATATAATTTGTGGCAAACTATCCACCAAACCTTGAACCAAGGCTTGAATAATTTGAACTGCACCTTCTAAAATCATCGGTAGGTTATTTACAAGCCCTTCTAATAGCGTTTGAACGAGTGTTAAGGCCATATCGATGATTACCGGAAGCATAGAAACAAAACCATCTATAAGCGTCGTAATAGCTTGTACAGCAACAGGAATTAAAACGGGTAGCATTTTAATAATTCCCGTTACTAAAGTCATGAGAATTTGGAATCCAACACTTAAAATTTGTGGTAAATAACTAACTATCGTTGTAACTAAGTTAACGATAATGGATACTGCCGATTGCATAATTAACGGCAGGTTTTGAACGATTCCATCTACTAAACTTAATAACAAGTTCATACCAGCCATTAGGAGCTTAGGCGCATTTGAAATAATCCCGTTCAATAATGCGGTTACTACGTTTAAAGCCGCTGGAATTAGTTGTGGAATAGCATCAGACACACCTTGAATAAGCGTAACTACAATCTCCACACCTTTGGTTAAAATTACTGGAATATTAGCAGCAATAGCATTTAGTAAATTTGTGACCATTTCAGCGCCTAAACCAATTAGACGAGGTAAATTTGAGATAATCCCATCAGCAAAACCACTAATAACTTGCGGTCCTTTAACCGCTACATCTTGAATAAAGCTATTGATTTGAGTTCCGAATTGGTCCATTGCTAAACCAAAACCTGCTAAGACTACGCCAATAATAGCGGCAGGAGCTATTAATTTAAGAGCGATACCGACTACTGACGTAATAGAACTCATAAATCCACTTAAGACAGTTGTTCCTACACTTGTTGCCGTCTCAAGACCGGTGGAGATTCCGCCAAAGCTTTTCCCAGCAATACTAGCTGCTTTACCTAGTTCAGGAAATTCATCGCTTAAGCTAATCAATTTGCTACTTGTTTTTAGAATAGTATTGTCAACATTATCGAAAACTTCTCCTACGTCTAACATTCCGATTTTAAAACCACCCAATTTAGTTCTAGCAGTTTCAAATCCTTTTGCGAAATTAGTCAAATTGGCTTTACCGCTTAATTCTTTTGCTTTTTCTGCTATATTGCCAATTGATTTAGCAGCTAAACTCCCTTTATCTGCCACACTAGAAAATATGCTAGGCATTTTTTCTAAAAATGGAGCCGAGCCGGAAGCTAAAACACCAGCTCCTAAAACCGAACCGAATTTAGCAAGCGTCGGCATTACTTTTTGAATTAGATCATCAACAGAGTTAATATCACCAATCCATTTATCAAAATTTAATTTGTCGACAACCTCAATTACTTTTTCTATCCCGTCTATTGCAAATTGTGAAAATTTATCATAGGCAGGTTGAAGTTTATTTGTAATGGTTTCCTGTAACCCATCCATAGCTTCATCGACAGATTTATACTGCGTAGCCATTTTGGAAAACGCTTTGTTTGTCCCTACCTTTTTTACGGCGTTGAAGAAATCTTCTGTTTTAATTGTTCCATCTTGAACAGACTTTACCATTTCGGCAGTAGACATACCCATTTCTTTTGCAACAGCCGCAATACCAGCTGGCGTTTGTTCTAACATCAGTTTGAAGTCTTGCCATTGTACAGCTGGTTTAGCCGCCATTTGCGTTGCTTGTTGGCTCAATGTCTTCATGGCTTGTTTGGGGTTCTCTGCCGCTGCTGCTAAACCACCAAAACCTTTAACTAGTTGATTAGAACCTTTAATACCTACTGCTGTTAATTGACTATAAGTCGTAGCCATATCAGAAGCAGAGTAGATAGTTTGAGTCGCATAATCCATTAATTCTTTTTTAACAGAAGCAATTTCCTTTTTGCTTTTACCCAAATTTTCCATGTTTCCGGTGTATGTTTTCCAAGTTTTTGAACCTTGGGCTAGTTCTCCGGATAAGCCAGAAATAGCATTAGTAACAAAATTACCTGCTGCACTAACAGCTTTAAAAACACCAATTCCGGCAGCAATCTTACCAATTGATGCAGTAGATTTACCTGCAGCAGATTGCAGCCCACCTAAAGAACGTTCTGCTCCTCGCATAGAACTGGAAAAACCTTTATCAACAGCAGAAAGGACAGCTTCTACACTATAACTTTCCATAGATCACCCTCCTTTCCTACTTATTTGATTTGAGCATCATGTCACTCAGACTTTTATCTTTCAAAACTTCGTCTTCGGGTCTTGTTCCTAAAATACGCTGCTCCATTTTTTTAAAATTAAAGAAGTCATCAAAACGTCGGTATACTGCTTTGCCTTTTTTATCTGCAGCTTGTGCTTGATTTATTTGCCAGGCTAGTTTATGCAATTTATACTCTTCATCTAACTGTCTAAGGCTGTACGCTTTCATACGAATTTGGTATTCTTCGATAGTCATTCTTTTAATCATCAAAAAATCAGTAATCCCAAAATATCGAATACAATTCAGTTGAATTTCTTCATAGATTTCTTCAAATGTTTGTTCCGGCTTTACGCTTCCATCCGCTCCAAAATTCCCGTTACTTTTTTCTTGGTAAATGCCGACTTTTTTAACTCTTCAAAAACATCATCAAATAATTCGTCTGCTCCATTTTCTTCAATGAATTGAGCTAATGCCTTCTCACTTACACGAGGCGTTTCTGTCGCGTTTGCGATACGTAAAGTATCAACTAACGTTTCAATATCGCCGCTTGCTAAATTAGTTGCTACTGCTTCAATACCAGCATTCACAGCGATACCTTGTGCATTAATCTTGTTTTTCTTGTTAAGTTCTTTTAAAAATCCATAGCCGAAAATAAACTTGTAATCTTTATCGTTGATTGTTAATTCCATTATGTTTTCCTCCTAATTTGACAAAAATAAAAAGGGCTAGCATCGCTAACCCTTAATAACTCAACCTTCTGGTGTTACTGTTTCTTTCACGGTGTCTTTAAACACGTATTGCACCACTTCTTCTTGTTCCGCAGACAAAGTAGCATAGCCTTTGGCGCCTTTACCATTGATACCAAATTCAAGCGACAATTCCACACTATCTTCGGCATTTGGATTTTTACCAAAGGACGTTACATAACCTTGGTAATAAGTCGCTTTGTATTTATCGACATCTTCGTCAGTACCTTTTTCAGCACGGTTGATTTCCCAAATTTCAATCAACTTGTCATCGTCCAAAGCGCCTTCCAATTTGTCAACGTACGGATCGTTGATAGACAAGATAGACGTTGCGGAAAAATCGAACTCTAGTGAGCCTGGAGTACGGATAGGGCCGTCTTTCGTTGCCACGCTATCACTATCTTTGGATTTTGTATTTTCATGTTCGGTTTGGAACGCCAACTTAAATGCTGCTTCTTTCGTTGCATCTTCTAGCAAACGGAAAAGCAAAATGACGTCAATACCTTTTGCTGCTTCTGCCATGTTTGTATTCCTCCTATTGTATGTTAAATTCAAGCGTTACTATCGCCCGTTTTAAAGGCGTATTCGTGCTTGTATCGTCTCTTAATGTAATTCCACTAGCTTGTACGTTAAGCGTCCAGAAATAACCTTCTGTGACGTTTAATCGCAAAGCAGAGTTAAAAATAGCAGATGCCATATCTGACACCTGCTTACGTTTCTTTTGCAATCCCCAAACAGAAAGTGTAAGAATAACGGAACCTTTAACATCGGTCTTGTTAGCCTTATGAACTGTCTGGCTGTCTTCTAGCTCTACAAACGGATAAGGTACATCGTCCATTGGCTTGTAATCATAGACCGCATAGCCCAACGATTGGCACTGTTTAAACATCTCATCAAAGAGTGACTGGTCGCGTGTTTTAATCATTTAACCAACCTCCCCATATCAGATTTAAACTTAGCTTTTTGCTGATTGTAAGCTGGAGCCATAAACGGTTGTTTTGCCATAAAACGCGTACCGTACTCAAGGTAAGGGCTGTACGAAGCTCCTGCTGTGGATGTAGCAGTTAAACCACCATCAGCAATCGCAAACACAATGGACCGCCGTAGAAATCCTGTGTCTACTGGAGCTAGTCTCGATGCCGTACGATTCATCTCAATCCCGTTTGTATGAACAACCGTCTTAACATCAGCCATTGTGACGTTCTTCCGCAGTTTCTTTTGGAGCTTATCGATACCTTTAATCTGGATAGACCTAGCCACCTTTGACCACCTCTTCCACAATCAAGCTGTTTCGGTCAAGTGGCTGTCTGGCGGTGGTTAGTTGATAACTCTTGCCATCAATATCGATAGCGTCCCACTTTGGAACAATAAATAAAGGCTGCGTCCTGATGACTACAGCCCCTTGCTTAATACTCCCAAACAAAGCCATACTTCTGTTTGTACCAAGGTCAGTCACGTTAGCTTCAGTTGCGGTGATGGTGGGTTCGGCCTCAATCCACTCACCAAGGTCGGGATCGTAGTGGGAGTCTTCGCTGTTTTTGATAAACAATACTTTCGTGTCGTATCTCAATATAGCCGGAACCTCCCTCTTTTAACTTCGCCCTCGTCGTCCTCCTGTGCATTTAGCCAGTCATCAATCTCACCTTGGTATTCGGCAAAGTCCGACTCTGGAAACGCCATAGAAAGACCTTCTTGGCTGTAGGATTGCATGCCCTCGTTGCCAATTCGATTAAATCGTTTGACCGTTACCTCATAGACGATTGTTTCAAAGCTAACGGGCACTTCTGACACGCCTAGAATGGACGCTAGACGGCTTTCAGTTCGCCGTTCGATAACTTCTAGCTTCTCGTCTTGCGTACCGCCTAATAGTTTCTTAACGTCTTCTGCAATGGTAGCCATTTAACCACCTACTTCTTTTTCTCGTCCACACGTTGTAAGAAAGATTGGTCTAAGTTTTTCTCGACTTCGCCGGCACGTTTAACCGTCATGTCGATGATAGACCCCTTTTCATACAACTCTTTCGTGTGGACGTCTCGGAAAGTCTTCTTTACTTCAAACTTAGCCATAATATCCTCCTTAGCCTGCTGGTACTTCTTCTGGTTCGGTCAACGTAGCTTTCAAGATTGCTTTCTTGTTAGCTTCTGGAATGTATTTCCCGTATTTAGCAGCCGCTTGTAATGCTGTGCCGGCAAAGTCTTCAGAATCCATTGCTCGTGCTACTTGAATACCAACACCGGCAACACCGACACTATCAGCAACAAAATAAGTATTTTCGCCAGTTTGGAATTTAGCGTCAGGCAATTCAATCAAGTTAAATCCTTTGAATTTGTACAAGGTTTGTTCATCGACATTTGCAGATGAGTTTTTATCCGTCTTGGCTAAATCAGAGTCGATTAAGAAATTAAGCACATCTGCTGTTACGTATGCCACATGAGCAATCGCATCAGATACACCGTTGTTAACAAACTTCTTGTGTGCGTCTGCAAATAATTTAGTAACGCCTGCTTCTGTCAATTCGCCAGTCAATGTTTCGCTCGCATTGTCAGAGATAGCTTTTCCAAGCAATCCGTCAACGTGTTGTGCCCATGCTACACCGTGCAATCCTAAACGTTCTGCAACTACTTGTTCTGGAATATCGTTGACTGTGAAATCATCAATTCCTTCATTGATTGCTAAAGGTGCTTCATAGCCGACTTCCACATCAACGGATTTCACTTCTTTACGTGGGCCGAAACGACTTGTATTGCCTGTACTCGTACCAAATCCAACGTTTGGATCAGTAGAATATGCTTGGATCACCACGTCTGTATCAGATGTTTTTAATTCCATGAACGTATCTTTTTGAGAGATACCATCTTTCACTTGCAGTGCGCCACCAAAAGAGCGTAAGAACGCTGCTTTCTTAGCAAATAAATTAGGCAGCATACCTGCGTATTGCTTTGTGTAATATTTAATAGCCATTTATATTTCCTCTTTTCTTAGTATTTGGCAACTACGGCATCGAATGGATCAATTTCCGTTTTGCCTGTTGTTTTTTTAGGTGTAGAACCAGTGTTTCTTGCAATCTCCCATTTAGATCGTTGGTCTTGCGTGTAGTTGATTAGCGCTTTGACGTTTTTTAGCGTTTGTTGGTCGTCCTCGGCTACCACAATGCCTAAAATGTCTTTTCCGACTGTTAAACCAGCATCTTTCAAGACTTCATCAGCTTGTTGTGTGGATTCCGCAATCTTGATTTGAGATTTCAGTTTAGCAATCTCTTCGTCTTTTTCTTGCTGTGCTTTGGTCGCCTTCTCCTCATCGGACAACTCTTTCACGCCTTTTTTACCGGCATTTTCTAGTTCTTCAATGCGGGATAGCGCTTGTTCGAGTTGTGATTTAGTTTCTTTTTCCGCAGCAGTCTTGCTTGCTAATCGTTTTTGCAATTTCTCGACGACTTTTTCAGAGTCCAGCTTTTCCTCAGTCTCGGTTTCTTCCGCGGCAGTTTCTTCAACATTGGTTTCTGGCGCTTCTACTTGGTCATCTGCCTGTTCTGCAAAATATTGCAGATTCATCGGCATTAATAGTTCTTTATTTTCAAACATAACAACTTTCCTTTCTTCTCGCATTTAACGTTTTGGGAAACGATTCTCGCATTTATGCCGTTCTGGGAAACGGGCAAGTTGTTCTTTTAGGTCTGCACCTTTGCGAAAAAGACCACAAAAAAAGACCAACATATCGCTGGTCTAATTTCATTGTATTCAGCTTTAACGACAGCTAACGAGATAATGGACCACCTACCAATCCGGCACTATCTGCCTGATTAGTATTCAGTCTACTATCCGGTGGTTTCTTTATTGGCAACACGAAAAGACCGACAATCTCACGCAGAGTCATCGGCTGCCAAGGGCTGTTTTGGTTTGTCATAGTAAAACCTCCTCGATTTAAATTTATCTGCTTACATGAGGCATCGTACTGCACCGGCAGTTCGGGTGGATTGGCGCAGCGTTTAACCCTGATTCCATTTTTGCCACTTTAAACGTCTTGCCGTCCAATGGTCTGCATAACCCACATGCTGACGGTTCGGCTACAAACTCAAACTCCTCCACGTTATTTTCGAGATACGATTTATTCTGGACTTCTATCTGCACTCTTGCAGTCTCCGTCCGCATCAACCGTTCTGCTTCGTACTTGCTACTATCAAAGATGTTTCTCAGCTCTCTTGCAAGCTCTCGTGGGTTTCTGCCTTGCGTGACACTTCTTATCAGCAGTCGGTCTAAGTCGGCTTTAAGCGCTCCATTGTTGCCCCAGATACGCTCCGAAAAAGTAGCACCTTGGAAACTGCCAAACGCCACGGACTCCACGAACGCTTTATAATTAGAAAATACCGTTTCGCCCAAAATACCTGCTTGGCGTTCTGCCTCTTTAATTCCTGTTTTAGTGAGTGTATCAGCAGTGTATTTGTCTATGTCATCAGATAAAGCTATTAATTCAAGTCCTATTTGCGATTTAAGCAGTTCTAAGCGATTAACTCGCATTGTGACGTTGTAAAGACGCAACTCGTCATTAGCTGTCTTGCTAAAGTCCTTATTCTTTACATACTCTTTCGCTTTCCTGGCAAAAGCTTTGACGTCCATCTCTAATGCCATCTTCTTAGCATCAGATAGCGTCACGCCTTCTTTGCCGGCAAATCGTTCCCAGTTGGCAGAGATTTCTTTCTCGATTTGGTCGAGTGCCTTTTGGTATTTTTCAGCAATTACTTTTGATTGCTTAGCATCTTCTTTTATTTGTTGCTTAATCCATTTCTCTTCACGTTTGCGCCAGTAGTCTTGTGAGTTCATTATTCGTCACCGGCTTTCTGACCTTTCTCAAAATCATAAACCGGCACCGTGCCAGTCTTTGGCTTTTCAGCATCAATCTTATCGATTTCCGTTTTAACATCAGATACCACAGAGAGGACAGACAAAGCTGTCTCCTCACTCGTGACACCCATCAACATTTGAGCTGTTTCAGCTTCTTCCTTGATGTTTTTGGGTTCATTCCGGGTAAATGTATACTCAATATCCTTCCAGCCGTTAGAAGAACCAGCAGGCACGTTTGTAGCTAAGCTAAAGAACAACCGATACCGTTTATTCATCGCAGATTGGAACTTCCGCTGGGCTTGTAAGGCTAGGTTAGACATCGCCTCTAGTTTGTAGGCTAGAGCTGTGCCGGATGATTGTCCAAAATTCTCGTCTGAAATATTCGCGACCATCGACGTTTGGAAGATTAACTTTTGCAGACGATCGAGTAAGTTTTCCGTCTGACTATCGCTATCTGGCTTATCTAGGAACTTCACATCTACGTTTTCCGCACCATTGCCAAAATAATTAATAGTCCGATTGTCCCGAATATTAGCTAAATCGTCCGTTTCAAGCTCTGCCCCCAAAAAGACAATGTACTGGTCAGAGAAATACTCTACATCGTTAGCTTTCTCACTAATCGCCTTGTTAAACGCATTAAATAGCGTAATAACCGACTCAAACACGCTCATGCGCTCTTCATTGATGTAAAACTCGGTCACTGGTAAGTCATCGTAATACTTGCCAATCTCCTCGCCAAATTGCAAAGCCGACTCGCTACCCGTTAGCTTGCAGTTTTTATCGGGTCCGTAATACTCACCCTCGAACACGTTGTTATCATCTAAGCCATAGCGGACAGCAAAGAGTGGTTCTTGTTTAATGCTATTGTCATAGACCAAAAACATATCTTCTGGCGAGTTGTACACCACACAGGTTTCTGTCTGTTCGTTCTGGTACATAAACTCATAGCATCGGCCATAAACACAGGCCATTTTTGCTAATTCAGACTCTTCGTCTTCCATGTCGTTTAGATTGTCAAAGTTTGCTAGGACTTCTGCCACACTCTCGTCAGGGTGGCTCTTTTTGACTGGAATCCCGTTAAAGTAGCCGGTAAACGTGTCTGTAATGTATTTAGGAAAGTTAACAACTAATCGATTATCTGGCTTGTAGCTGTCTTTGGCTGCGTAGTCGTATATCTCCATTTGGCCTTTATAACAGTCCATCAGATATTTGTATCGATACCGCTCCATCTGGTGGATACGGATAAACTTGCTAATGATTGCTGGCGTGATTTCCGTGTCACGGTCAAGCGTCATAATTTTCGGAGGCTTTAACCCTCCCGTGATGTCTTTTAATTGCAATTAAAGTCCTCCTTTAAATGATTTAACCCGCGCTTTGCCTTTGCCATTGATTGACTCGACAGCATAGCGTGTGGCGTCAATTACGTGGTTGTAAGAGTCCACTGGTTTGTTGGTGTACTCATTTGTCTTCTTGTCTTTTGTCCAAGTGTAGTTTTCCAATTCTTCGATTAGTTTCACACACCGCTCGTCTACCACCAGTCGAAACTGTTGCAAGAACTGTATGCCTTGGATAATCGAGTCAGGGCCTTTCTTAGCCTCTCGTATCCGACTAATGCCGTGTCGGCGCATTTCAGCAATGGATTTCTTTTCAGCAGAGTCTGCCGTAATGATTTCCTTGCCGTAGCCTAGTGCAGTGACTGCATCAGCTATCTGGTCGTTTAATAAGCCTTTCTTGACGTATTCTTCGATAAAGTAGAGCGTCTTGTTTGGCTCATCGACTTTGACGTGGATAAATGCTGATGGATCGTTGACGTCCTGTATACCCTCGGTTTCCCGATATTTATTAGGGGAGTAGACTATATCTTCAACCACAAAAAAAGAGCCCTTTGCAGGCTCTCATTATTGTTAGGTTGTTCAGCGCTTCGAGGCGAGGATTTTCACATCACCCCTACTCCTTGACGGATAGTCGTTACACCTTCCTATTTCTAGGCTTGGCTCGGTATTGTCTTATTATTAGAATCCACATATTCCCATTTGATTCCACCGGCGCTTTTGCGTTTCCCTTTGCAAACTCTTGTAATGTGTGTCGCTAACACTCCGGTTTTTTCACCAGCTTCTTTAACAGAATTATATATTTCTCCCGTTTCTTTGTTTCTAACTCTCACAAATTGATAGCTCCGGTCAAGCCTCTTAGACTGCTCACTGAGTTTACTTTTCCTTTCTGGAGTCCACGCTTTTTTCATTTTCTCTCGGATTTCCAGAGTATGGTGTTTACCGTAATAATGATTTTTCTCAGCTTTCATACTGCCGTTTTTTCTCTTTGTCAAACTCATTTTTCTTTTCGACTCCTCCCTGTGTGTATACCCGCAAGTGTTGTTGCCACCTAAACACAAGTTATAGCCATTAGGAATCATAGAGTTCGTTTTAGCAATCCAATAAGTTTCTTTAGCGTTCAATTCATCAAGTGATAGAGCTTCATCAATAATACAATATTCAAAATTTTCAATACCGTATTTGTTTAAGGCTTTGTCGAAACAAGTCTCCGTGTGTCTCAAATGTTCGCTGGTTCTTTCTTCAAATGTTCTTATGGTTTGCCCAATGTATGTTTTACCATTTATTTTATTTTTAAACATATAAATAATCACATTTACCACCTCGTGATTATTATAACATTTTTTTGGGTCTTTTGTATATCCTAATAACTTAGATTTTCACCGATAGCGCAGCTTTTTAGGCTGCACACCCTGCATTTACAGGTTCACTGAATTTTCTATGCACATTACTGCGCAAAGGGGCTAATTTTAACCCAAAGTCAAGACCGAAATATGATGGTAAACGAGAAAACGCAGGACTTCCTCTATTTAATAATGCTCTGTCATATTTAGGAAATATCAGCTTGTCTAGCGTGGCGAACTCGCCTAGTGCGTATATCTTGTAGTAAGCCTCGTTCCGTTGAGCTAACAGCTCGATATTGCGTTTAACGCTGTCATCTAAGAAGCGATTACTTTTGTATGTGGTTTGATAGATAACCGCGTCTGGTTGCTTACTAACAAAGAAGTATTTGTACACCCAATTGACTTTAGAAACCGGGTTAAACATCAAATAGATTTGTTTATCCTTATGCCGTTTTTCCCGTGTCCGTAGTGTTAATTGCGTGTAATCGTCAAGAGTGAACTCGGTCGCCTCTTCCATGACTACATCAGAGATTCCCTTGATTGATTTAATCTTTTCCGGATTGTCCATACCTTTAAACAGAAATACAGCGCCGTTTGGCAACTCTATTCGATAATCGCTCATGTTAACCTTGCAAAATGGCAGTAGCTTGAATGTAGACAGGCATTCCAATACATCTTGGAAGATAGAATCCTTAACAGTCGCAGCTACCTTTCTCAGCCACAGGACACGTCTTGGGTAATCCCAATGTTTTAGCGACTTAACAACTACCTTTTGCACTACTCCATGTGATTTCCCACTTGATGCGCCGCCATAGTGGACTTCTGTCGGGTGCGTGTAGTCGTATAAGCAATCGTATATATATTTGTTAAACACTTTCTTGGGATCGTTGATTTTAAGCATCGTCATCATCCCAATCGTCAATCACGATGTCAAAGTTGATATCCTGTTTAATCTCTTGCTTGTCAATCGGTGCCAGTCCGCCACGATCCATGATATCTTTCGCAGCATTAAACCTTACCATCTCGGATTTAGCGGACAGTAAAGAAAGCATCGTGTTTAACGCCTTGCCAGAAGACTTGCTCATAATCGTTTTAACATGGTCATCGTAAGCCTTGCTAAAGTCATCGTCTTTCAGCCAGTTGTAAAGCGTTGATTCTGCTATCTGGAGTTGAGAGGCGATTTCTGCCCGTGTCATATCTCCTTCAAACAGCATCACGATAGCATTTTGATGTATTCTTTTTAATTCCACATTATCGCCTCCAATCTCTAAAATTATGCAAATAAAAAAACAGCCCGAAGACTGTCTTATGTATTAAAAAAGACACCCGCACAAACGGATGCCCTTTAGTCACCTTACCGTTTCCGGTTAGCAACCATTTCAAATTAAGCAACCTACCCCATTCTGGGACCCACCGTTTTTCCATGCCTGGCGGTTGGGAATGATCGGTTGCTATTGACGTGGCAGCTCTCGACACTGCATCTACTCCTGATAGTGGAGTTGTTTTTACCATTCCTTAAACTACACGTCAGGGCTATGACTAGATAGCCAACATTTGAGATTGACTTGTCCTGACAGCACCCTACTGGACAAGCTCAGTGCCTAATGGTCTATAGTGCTGTATCAACCTTATTGGGTCAGATACTCCACGCAATGCTATGAAGTCCTCCCAACGTCACTGGAGTGGCACTGCCCCACTCACGGTTGCCGAAGCATTAACCAGGCACACATGCCTTGCGTCTACTATTTCCGCCACAGTGACAAAACGGGAAACCAGACACCATCATTCAAAAATTGATTTCAGGAGGAAATCTCATGTCATAGCTGTTCTGTCTGTTTCCCGCTACTTTTGATAATACTATTATATACCTTTAATTGTGGCATATGTGTGCACGTTTTGTGCATGGATTACCAGTCATTCATCATATCGATTCCGAATAATATAACTGACAAATCTGCCAATGCTTCTTTGCAGTTTCGATTCACAGTAGAACGATCCACATGCAATTGTTCTGCTAGTTTGTCCTCACTTAAAAAAGGAGCTTCAATATACCTTTTATTAATGATTCGCCATTTTCGCAAATCTTCTGGTTTAGTTGATGATTTACACATCTCTTCATAAGCCTTCAAACAAATATCTACATGTTTCATCAGTTTTACCGACTTGGCTTTATTTTGCATTAAAACATCTAGATTCAACCACTTATGTTCCCAAAAAGTCCCTTGCACTTCTTCAACGTGCTCTTCGACAGCGTTGCTATGTGCTTTCAATTTATGATAATTCGTCATTAGAAGTTTTGCGTTATGAAAAGCTCTTTTTTTAAATAGCTTTTTTTCTTGTTCTCTATCTTTGCGAATCGACACTACTATTTTTTTTGCTAACTCATCTAGCTGTTTTTCTGATAATTCATTAACTTTAACCTCCAACTGCCTGCCTCCCACTTCTACTTATCTTCTTTTGCTGATCTTTCTCCTAACAAATACCCCAACAACAAAGTCATTAAGAAAAACAACGCTCCTACAATCATTTTGATAATCATAATTTCCTCCTACCAGATATAGACTGTGTTCCCTTCAATTTCTACTCGTTCTGATTCGTGTGTGAAGTATTCACCAACCATCATTTGTGTGACTTCCACAATCATGGACTTATCTTCAATTTTCATTAATTCATTAATTAATTCTTGGACTGTCATGTTCTGCCTCCTAAATAAACATCATTGCGATCGACCCAATTCCCCAAAATAGCAATGTGGCTATGATAGATACATACGCTTTTTGATTATTCTCGTACCCATCATTCTTATTTCCAATTTTGGCGGTCAGAAAGCTAACGAATACATCTAAGCCAAACGCTTGCCAGTAACTCAACGTCGCAAGGCCAAACGTTGGTACAATCAATCCATTCCACAGTTTCATCGCCACAAATCCGCCTAATGCGATAGAAAACACCATAAGTGCTAAACTCCATAGACAGCCCCACGATTTAACGGCGGCTTCTTTCGCTAGGTCAACCGTTTCTTTTTTTAGTTGTTCGTTTTCTCTTTCTAAATCTTTCAATTCGTCCATTTCCTTCCTCCCTCACTCGAATCGCCCGCCTATCGAACGGTAGAACGGACGATTTTAAGTTACTCTAAACGTTGATGCAATGCCGTTTGTCAGTTTGCAACCGGTGGAACCGTTAAGGATTGCTTAACAGTTCAACTGTTTCCATTTTGGCAAGAGTTCAAGCCCCATTCCGCAAACGCAGCGAGGACTTGGCACCATTCCACATCTGATAAGCTAGATGGAATCAGGTCTAATTCAACATTAGTTTCATAAAACCAATATAATGCTGCATGGATATTTCTGCGCCGCTGCGTTTCTTCCTTCAACCACTCCAACACGACCTGCTGATCGTCGGTGAGAGAGGGAGAGACAGGCTGTAATGATTCTGGAAATACCGGTATCCACTGTTCAATAGCGATATACTCCTCGTTGGCTTCAATCACGCCATTTAAAATATAAGCATCATTGTCAGAAATGATTGGAAACCCAGTAACATACCCATCACCTTGGTATTTAATTCCAATTTCTGCCATTTGATTCAAGCTCATCATAGATTTCCCTTTATATTTCATTCCGCTACCTCCTCCAAATTAATCATCGCTATATGCTCAACTGGAATCAGTTGTATGCTGGTCGGACCATCGTGAGAAATAACTTGATATTTCATAGCTTCCGAATATTGTCTGGATTCTGCCTGTAATGTTGTATTGTGAAGCATGATTTCTGCATTGTTCCCGTCTTTTAACCAAACTGTCGCTTTTATATTCATTCCGCTACCTCCGTTAAATTGGGTTGTAATTCGTCAAGTAAATCTCGGATTACGCCGCCGTAATTTGAACAAATATCGCCCATTCGTTCTTTGTACTGCGGGATAGATGAATCGAACCATCTTGCATTTTGAATGTTCGTACTCAAAGCTAAACTTGTTCCGGCGTTGTAGTCTTCTACATAATAATATTTACCAATTTTAATCACTTGTTGTCGTCCATTCATTCCGCTACCTCCTCCTTATTTCTAAGGTCATATACTATTACAGCACTAGGGAAGGTTGAACTACCTCTAGGGATACCATCTACTTCAAACCTCAATCGACCTTTAATGAACCTAATATCGTCTGCTTTATTGAAGATGTAATCATGCCATCTTTTTGTATCTGTCCTAGCTGGTATAAGGAGAACTATAACCCCCATCCAGTTAGAAGAAATCGTATCATTAATCTTTTTCAAAACTTCATCCTGCACTTTAGAAGTGTACGGTGGATTGATAAATATTGACTTATACTTAGTCCAATCTTGTTGAAATGCATCGTCTCGCTCTGTAAAAAAATGTTTGCATTTTGCATTTTTATCAGACGCAAAAGCATCTAGTTCAAAATCAAACTCATTATTCAAATTGTCGAAAAGCTCTTGAGGCGTCTCCCAGTCCTGATTGTCGGACGTCATGATTGCTTTATATGATAAGCTCATTCCGCTACCTCCAATTCCTCCATCAAAACTGCATAGATCAGATATGCAGCGTTGACAGCCTCGTTAAAATTTTCTAGCAGCTCCTCGCCTTCTTCAAAAAAGTCGATGCCTTCACACTTCCACTTATACTGCTGTTTTCGGAGACTGTTAATTAGATATACCATCTCTGCGTGTGTTAGTATTGGCTTTTTCATACTTGCTCCACGCTCCCCTCAACCAACGTAGCGGCGGCCTCGGCTTTGGCTTTGTCGGTGAATTTAATGCAGCCCTCGTGACTGCACCACTGCTTAACAATATCTCCATCCAAACTATTGAAACCTTGGAGGTACCAAACCTCACTGCCGCCCTGCCTAACCACCCACCGCTTAGGCTTGACGGTGTAGCCGTCTTTCATCATGCTGATGAGGGTTTCGATAGGCTCGTTGTTAAAATCAGAAAACCACTTTTCAAAATCATTTAATTTAAGGTCGCGTGAATGGAATTGAGTAATTGAGCTGACATAAGCCCAAATCGAATTGTCTAGATTATATTTATGTTCTTCGTACCACTCCGCCACAAAATCAGGCACTTCCACCTTCTCGGCTTGTGGTTCGTCTAATTGCTGTAGTGTGTTGATGGCGATGTTGTATGCGATAATTCTCGCCTCGTTAGCAGCGTAACCTTGGCTTTCTTTGGGGAAATGTTTTAAGTTTTCTTCTGATCTCAATACTTTGCTTTCTAAAATCTCGATTGCTTCGCTTACTTTCATTTTTGTTCCTCCTTAGTCATACGCCATCACGACTTTCATCCTCATACCCCCGTACTCCCAAAGCCGCCCTCGCCACGGTCTGTATCGTCTAGCTCGTCTACCTCTACCACTTCCACAGTTGGGAGAGGTTGGATAATTAATTGAGCTATGCGTTCGCCGCGTTTTAGTGATATATTATGCGCATAAATCATTCCATCTATCACTCGATCTAAAACCTTCGTTTTAATATCACAGATTACCTTAATCTCACCACGATAGTTAGCGTCTATTGTGCCTTCTTGTACTCTTAGCAAGGTTTTAGCGGTCAGTCCACTTCTTCCTTTCAATCGCCCGTAGTAGCCTTCTGGGATAGCGATAGACAATCCAGTTGACACCGTAACTGTTTCTCCAACGTTAATCGTGACGTCTTCATCCGCACAAATATCTAACCCTGCATCCGATTGATGCGCTCTAATTGGCAATATAGCTGTTTCTGTTAGTCGTTTTACTTTTAGTTGCATTAAAATACCTCCACTTTAATCTCTTGCCACCGATACACGCCTTTTTCCACGCGCACCAGTCCCCCTTGTTGTACCAGCTTATTAAGCTGACCTGATGCTTCTTTTCCACAGTGCAGAATTATTTCTTTTCTAGTTGTTTCTCCGTTTTCGCGTACATAGTTCAAAATTTTGGATCTAACTTGCGCGCCCCACAATTGACGTGAATACATCACTCGACCTCCCTAATCCTTCCACCTATCAATTTCGACGACAGATATATTTTTAGTTGGTTGTGTATTCAAAGCACGTATATACACTTCTCCGACTTCTAAACGTCTAGCAATTTCAAGTATAGAGCCTTCAATTCTGCGGTTGCCTTTTTGGTAGCGATATTTCTTGTTCCTGCGTTCGTATTTGTATCCTTGTACAATTCCATTACTTTTTCGTACTTCTTTATTAAAAACACTGGCACTTTTATCCAAAAACATAGCTGCCGCAATCATTGATTCAAAGAATCGTTCTTCTCCTGTATCGATATCCGTTAGACGTACAGACATATCTATTGTCTTCTTCGTTTTAGGCTTATTCTGTTTCATTTCCAACCGCTTTAAGCGTTGAAATTCTTTAAACAGCGGCTTAAGCTTTTCGTTTCTTTCCTCTTCTGATAAATCGCTATCTAAGATTTCACATTGCCTCAAAACGATTTGATGTTTCTGTTCCTTAATTGTCATATTCATTCACCTCAAAACGGCAAATCGTCATCATTAATATCGATTGTCGTAGCTTCAAAGTCATTTATCGGGTTCACGCCTAAATTCGTCTGTGTTGCGTTTTGATTGTCAGGAGCGTAATTATTCGTTTGCGCGTTCGGAACGCTTGCAGTGCTCGTATTTTGGCTAGAATTGCTATTCTTGCTCTCCAGCAGTTGAAAATTTTCAACTACTACTTCTGTCACGTACACTCGCTGTCCTTGTTGATTTTCATAATTTCGCGTTTGAATACGGCCGGTAACACCTAGCAGAGTGCCTTTACGGGCATAATTTGCTAAGGTTTCTGCTGGTTTACGCCAAATCACACAATTGATAAAATCTGCTTCACGCTCACCGCTTTGGTTCGTGAAATTACGATTTACTGCTAAAGTAAAGGTCGCGACTGCTTGACCGTTTCCTGTATATTTGAGGTCAGGGTCTTTAGTTAGACGCCCGACTAGAACTACGTTGTTAATCATCTGTTTTCCTCCTCGTTATCTATGAATAATTCTTCCATCATTTTTTCTATTTCCGCTTTTCGAGATGGACTACTTGCGGTCGTTTGCGCGTCCCAATTCGGCATTTCCTCACGTTTGACTGGTTGTCCATAGGCTTGCTGCGGCTTAGGTTGCGCCTTATCTTTTCTCGCCCAATTTCTAATTGTTGCAAGATGATTTTTATAGGTCTTGCCAGTTGATGCGATATAACTCGACAGTCGTTCAATACGGTCTTGCCAGTCGCTTGGGAACTCAGTTTGCAGTTTCTCCATGTCTTGATCTGTTAAAAGGACATTTTTATATTCGCCATATTTGTGACGAACAGGTTTAGCTTTCGGAGGTTCCTCCGAAGGCGTAATATCTTTTCTATCTCTATCCTTACCTAACCTATCCTTACCTAACCTAACCTGTGTATCCATTTGGTATGTCAGTTGGTTGTCGTTTGGTATACCAACACCATCTAGAGAGTATGATTTGTTATCTTTTTCGCTTAACAGCGCCTTTTCGTCTTGATACATCGTAGGTTTAAATCTGTCATTGCGAATATAGTTATGAATTTTCCAGTGCTTTATTACAATCACGCCACTCTCGAACGCTAAAATAAAATTTTTTGCCATCAAAATTCGCAAATCGTCATCTGACGAACCAATCATGCGCTGTATTTTTTTGGGATTATTAATAAATCCTTCATCATCAGCTCTCATCGAAAGATGAAAGTATAAGGCTTGCGAAGATAGTGGCATATCCAGAAAAGCGTCACTATCTATTATTGTTTTTGCGAACATTCTACGTTCTGCCAATTTCTACCCTCCTATCCTTAGTTTTCTTCGTTCTTCATCATTCAATTTCACGAGAATAATTCGATATTTTTTAAAGAATTCAGTTAACCCTACGGTGTGCTGTTCTGTATGATGAAATCGGCATAACGCCATAAATCTAAAATCAGAATGGTTAATTTTTCTCCTGTTTCTACCCATACCGACTGCATCAACATGTGCTATATCTGCTTGTTCCATACAAATACAGCAACGTCGATATTTTAAGCATTGATAAAACCATGAATTTTCATCTAGTAAATAGTTATATACTTTAGGAAGTGGAACGTTATTTGAAATAACAAACTCGATTAAAAAATCAATCCATTTTTTTGCGTCAGATTTAGTCGCTTTATGATGTTCAAACCAGACGCCGCTTAATGCCTCATAGTAGTATTTCAAATCTATCTTTGACCAATAAGGATACTCACCTTGCCAACGCGCCACATCAGCGATTAAGGCGTGGGATAGCGCATTTTGTTTAGCGGAGATTCCTCGACTATCTAATGCAGCTACTTCCAAATAGTTATCCTCTCCGTTGGCTAGTAGATGTAGGTATTCTTGATTGAATGCTTCTTCAAGTTCAATTGTTATTTTTCTGCCATCCGCGGATAGCAATTTTCCCATCATTGCACCGGCACCACACTAATACCATTTTCTACGAGGTACTCATTTAAGTTTGCCAATTTTTGGCGGCTTGCGGTTAATTGTAGAGTTACCATCATCGTCGGATTATCATCCATTTCTGTCATCAGTACCAACGGTTCATTGTTTGCTGCTTGGATTAATTCACCAGTTTCAGGGTCAACCAAAGTTCCTTGATTCGTCTCAACTGCTTTTTCTCTTTCCATTTCGGCGATAGCTGCATCATATTCAGCTTTTTTCCTCTGCCGTTCAGCCTCCGCTTCTTTTTCTGCCTGTTCTCGACGGCGTTTATCTTCCACTGCCTGTTTAATTTTTTCCCGGATATCGGCTACCGACCATCCTTGATCAATTAAACCTGACCATGCATATGGATCTAGTCCAGCGATTTCTGCATAATCTGTAATAGTCGCCTTATCAGCCGCTATCTGACTTCTTTGCATTGCTACAATTTTCATTTTGTCGTGAATTTCATCAAGTATTTTCCCTTTAACTTCACCTTTTGTCGTAAAAGCCGTTTTATTTATCCAACTAGTACTAATTTCAATAGCTTCCGGTTCAATATTTAACGGTTCAGCAATTTTTTCCATCTCAATTTTTATTTTTTCTATACGAATGGCTTTTTCTGATTCATCAAAAAGCTTAATTCCAGAATTAATATCGTCAGATACCTTCTTGATACGTTCAACATATCGCTTCATTTTCTCTTCAAAAGTATTCAACGGTTGAGAATAATCAGCTTTAATTTCTTTTCTGCGATCATCAATCATTTTGGCAATTTTATTCAAATCTATTTTGGCTTGTTTTGCCTCTGCAACATTTTCTGCATCAAATTTAAAGACTTGATTGCTATAGTGTTCTGTCGTCTGTTCAATTAAACTTTCTAGTAGTTCTTCATTTTCTATCTTGATAGTTGATGGTGTGTAACTTACCTCAAATTGCATATCTGGTACCGTTAATGGATTTTCTGTCATTGTTTTTGCCCCCATGGAATCGAGTTTATATTTTCTTGTTTTGGTTGAGTTTTATTTTGAAGATGTTTGGCATAAGCCTTTTTCCATTTTTGTAAAATTTGTAATGCTATCCCAAAATCAGCTTCCGTCATTTTGTTAATAGTCTTATTAAATCCAGATTCAGTTTTTAATTGACCTAAAACTTGCGCTGGATTTGAATTAGACATTGATGCTACTGTATGAATTAAATCTTCCAATGTTTTTACTTGTTCTTCATTAATAGTTTTAGGCGGTTGTAATGGTTTCTTTCCTTCGGTTTCTGGATCATCTCCCGTCGGAATTAGAAACAGAGAAGTCAATGCGTACTTAAGTGCACCAGTTTTAGCTTTGTAAACTGCTTTATCGCCAGCATCTTGACCATCGCCAAATCCAGTAAATTTTATTGTCTCCCCAGTGTCACCATCAAATATCGTATATTCGATTTCAAGTGTTACTAATTGCTGTGTACCTTTTTGTGTCTTGATTTCTGTTACAGATCGCGATTTTTCATCAGACAACATAAAAAGATTCTGCGCAACTAGTAAAGGTCGAACAACATCCTTAATATCACTTTCCAAAGCGTAGTCATAATTATGGAAATCGTTATGCCCATTTTTGGGAATTCTTTCAATTTCATTTGTAATTTCTGCTAACTTTTGTATTAGATTTTTCGTGACGCTATTTTTACTTACTTCGTTTTTGACATCATCCATGCTATAATCTCCTTATAGGTATTTTTGTTTGCGACTCATTGCTTCCCGGCGGAGTCGCTTTTTTCATGCGCTCGATATTTTGACGCGTTTTAATCGTTAAGTAGTTTGCTCGCCACCATCGATCTGCGATAATTTTTCCGATTTTTAAAGCTTCGGCTCTATTCATTAAAATCACCTTCAAATAGTTTTTGTTGGCGATTCAACTGATTGATTTCTAATCTCAATTCTGTTGAAGGTAACCATAAATCAATAAATTCAATTGCATCATCAAATTTCAAACGAGGTAGCTCGCCGTATCGCGGAACCATAAAATGACGTTTGAACTCTGACCAAAATTTAGAAAATAATTTTTTACCAATTTTTGAGTATGCTGCCGATTCCTTACCACCTAGCACTTCAACAACTTTTAATTTTCCTTTTTGGTTAATTTCATATTCTTGCTGACCACTGATACGCATTGTATCTTTTAACATCGATACATCAGTTTTTACTTCCTTCATTTCTTCTAATTGATAAATCATCATATCTTCGATTGTGGCAGGAACTGTTGAACGACGAATGACTTGTTCCATCTCGTTAAAAGCATCTATATACTTCAATTTAAATTGTGTTGCTTTTTTTCCGGTAAAACCCATAGCAAGTAATGAAAATCCATCACGATTCATATAAACCACGCGATAATATTGTTTATTTTGAGGGTGTTGATACTTATCTTCCCAGAATAGGTCTGCGGAATTTTCCGCCACCCCCTGCTTCATTAAGTTGTCGTACGCTTCTAAAACATCTTTATGGTTTTTATCGAAGCTTTCTGCAACTTGAAGGCTAGAAGTTACAGCCTGTTTTTCTTTCATAATTACTAATTCCATTTAATTATCTCCTTCCTAATAAATTCCCTTTTCTACATCAACAATATGCATACGATAGCCAAGCAACGTGGCTATAATTAAAGCTGAAATAACTGCAATCACAATTAGTGTTACGCTTAAACTGATACTTCCCATCCAAGCGAACAGTGCTGTAACGGTTGCTACAATGATGGTAAATAGCATTAGCATTGAGCATTTATGTTTTGTCATGTTTTCACCTCACTTGGTGTCGGTTTTTTCGACCGATACCGGCTAGCGTCCTTCCACCGCAGATACCAGATAAACGTGCCAATGTGGATGAATGTCACGCCCGGACGCATGATTCCTTCTTTGAATTCTTCAATACTGTCCATCTCTTTTAAATAGTCGTAGAGCGTGGACTTTTTCAGCCCGTTGAACCGTATCATCAATTCTTCTGGGCGGTCCCATTCTGCGGCTACTTCTTTTGTCTCAACGCTATGGATGAGTTCTTTTAGGGTTGGTTGCATGATTAGACCTCCTTTATAGATTGTTTTTGGTATAATTTCCTTATCAGTCAGTGGTCGGCTGAAATAATTGATAAGGAGGTGAAAATTTATGAAAGACTATAAGTTAGATTTTCAATCTGAATTGCCTGTTGAGTTTGCAAATGAATTCAAAGTTGAGTTGCCAGCTAAGACTCGTACAGTATTTACCGTTAATCATGATATGGTTCTTCAAGAGTTTGAAGATGATACTGTAATATGCGTTACTCGTGACGATGAGTTTTTAAACATCTATTCAAACCGTAAATTCAATCAGACAATTCCAGTTAGAAGTAAGAAAGTAATTATTTCATTTGAGGAATAAGCTTTCCTTCACCCGTCTGTGGATCATAGTCTAATTTTGATTTATGATGTTTTCTTCTTGGTTGCTCCTCGCTACTCCCAATAGCTTGGAGCAATTTTGCTATTTCTTCTGGTGTTGCTTCGATTGTGATTTTCATTTTGGATCCTCCTTTAAAACAATTCGATATTTGGCAAAATGTCGTGTTCTTTCAAAAAGTTGTATAGGAACAAATGCCCTTTTTGCGTCCATTTCATAATTGGTTTTAAATTGTCCGTTCCTTGTACTGGCACCATTTCGATATGTGTGTATCCTTCGTTTTGATACTTCGCATACAGCAGCCACGCCTTACCTTGTCGGTATTGGATACCAAAATCATGCAGCAACTTGTTCATTTGCCTTGCGCTCATACCATAGTTTTTAGCGATAAAACTGATTGGCGTAACACTTTTATTTGCTAGGATAATGTCGTGATAATTTACCTTTGGCTGCATTTCAGCTACCTTTTGTTCGGCAACCAATCGCAACGTACGTTCTTCTTTGAGCTTCGTTGCTACCTCGATCAGCAAGTCTGGATTGTTTAGTAGTTCATCTGTTGCGTACATGCCGTGCTTTCGGATTTGAGGTAGGACTTCGCTAGCTAACCAATCTTGAAACTTTTCAGCTAAAGCATTGTTCGCTTTAAAAGCTAACTTGTATACCATCGGCTCACTGATAAAGTCGTTTTTCGCAACTTCTTGCGAAAGGTATTTTTTTAAATATCCGTTAACAGTTCTCCACCGAACATATTCTTTGCCGTTTTTTGTTTCCACAAACCCCAAACTTCTTGCTACTGTTTCAGCATTAAACAACGATTCGCCATTTTCCGTCTTAACTTCTAATTCAAATAGATTATTTTCAAATTTTTGTGTTTTCATTGGTTAACCTCCTCTTTTTTTCGAGTAAATAGGAACTTGATTTCATATTCCGGGAAGAACGTCTCTTGAATAGCCAGAGCCTCTCCAAATTTAAAATCTGAATCGCCACTTATTTTTTCGCGAACCGTTTGATATTTGACGCCTAACAAATCAGCCATATCTACCAACGAAACATTTTTTTCTTTTCTAACTTCTTCTAAATTGTTCAACATTTATCCTCACCTTCTTTCGATACGAAAATTCGTATCTTGAGATATTTTTTTAAGGCAATGTCGCTTGCCTTGATTTAAGTATATGCGAAAATTCGTATCGAGTCAATACGAAAATTCATATTTTTTATAATTGTTTTGATTGATATACGAAAAATCGTATGTTACAATAGATTCATGGAAGGAGGTAGCACGATGAATATAGAAGATAATTTGAAAGAAATAATAGAAGTTAAGTTCGGGAACGTAAAAACTTTCGCTGAAAAAATAGATTTACCGTACACAACAGTTCGTTCAATCCTACAGCGTGGCGTGATGAATGCCAAAGTAGAAAATGTTATCAAAATTGCCGATGGTTTAAACATGAAAGCAGAAGATTTAATGAGTTTGGATAATACTCAATCAATCTCCACCATCTATAATCAGTTAGATCAAAAGCGCCAAGCGAAAGTTTACAACTTTGCTGATCGTCAATTAAGAGAGCAAAAATATGGCGTAGCTGACGCTGGTAAGATAGTACCGCTCAAACGACGCGAGCCGAAAACGGTAGACATCTACGGAAGATTATCAGCCGGCGGCGGTGCCTATAATGATAAATCAGTCATCGAAACTGTGGAAGTTGATAGCGCCCCATCTAAGTATGATATGGCGTTCGTGGTGTCGGGAGATTCGATGGAACCAATGTTTGAAGACGGCGAAGTGGTCTTTGTCAATGAAACGCAAGACGTGTTTAACGGACAGATTGCAGCGATTGAAATCAACGATGAAGCCTTTATCAAAAAGATTTATATCGAAGGTAAACGAATGAGAATGGTATCACTAAATGTTGATACTGATAAGGATGGCAAACGCCTCTACCCTGATTTTTACGCTGATGAATGCGACAATCTATTTGTCATTGGTCGTGTGATTATGTAAAAAAATACCCCAGTCGGAGTTGGCGCTCCGGCTAGGGTTGGTTTTTAAGATGTTTGCTACGTGAAATTATTATACCAGAAATGAGGGAAATAGAATGAAAAAGTTAGTTAGTTTAGTTTTGGCAGTTGGAGCTGTTTTTATACTTGCTTCCTGCGGTAGTAGTAAAGATGACAGCAAAAAGGAATCTCTCGTCGATTTAAAAACTACTGAAATTCCAGTTAAAGAAGATGGAACTTTTGTAATTGAAGGAACTATGGCTAACGCCGGGACAATAATTACTGTTGCAGGTAATGCAATGCCAATTGTTGCTGACAGTGATGGAAACTTTACTCACACTATCCAAATGGGTGATGTTGTGGATAGCGCGGATTTAGTTGCTAAATATATGAACGACGAGCAAACAATCAAGTTGAAATTTGATACAGCAAAATATGAAAAAGCTTTACAAGCTTCATCCTCTGAACCAGCTTCTGAGGTTAGCACAGAACCATCAACATCCCAATCTAGCGACTCTCTGCCAAAAATTACCGAAGAACAAATGCCTAACTTTATTGATTATTTAAAAACAGATTTAACAGATAAAAATGTAGATATCAGCACGTATACCTTTTACAATCACGATAACATGCTATATATTGACGTGCCAAACGAATACAAATACTATGAAAAAGCTGACTTACAAGAATTCGCAGACGGTATGCAAGCTAAGGAGCACGAAGCGTTTAACGTGTGGGCAGCGATGAATAATGTTGATTACAGTCAATATCCAATGTTGTTTATAAAAACAGCTGATGGCGAAGCGCTAGCCTCACAAAAATTAAACGGTTCTATGGAGTTAAAAGTTAAATAAAAATACACGCCCTCCCCTCACAGAATGGCGTGCTAAGCAATAAACTGCATAGCTTATTTACTATGCCTATTATATCAAATAATAGGAGTTGATTACAATGTGGATGGAAACATTGCCAGACGGCAGGTTTAAATATATTGAGCGTTACAAAGACCCGTACACCGAAAAGTATAAGCGGAAGTCGATAATCTTGACCAGCGACAGCAAGCAAGCTCAGAAAAAGGCGCAGAAATTACTTGATGAGAAAATTGGCAAAGCCGAAGAGACGGCCACCTTGTCCGATATCAACCTCCACAATCTTGTGGAAGAGTGGTTTAGTCACCATCAAAAAGTGCATCGGATACGGCCCTCTACTATACGTGCATACAAGGCCCAACAGAAGGTTATCTTTAAGAAAATCGACAAAGATACTTTAGCGAAAAACGCAGATACTAAACTCTTTCAAACTTTTTTTGATGGCTTAGACTACTCAAATGATTATGTATCAAGTATCAAGTCTCAACTAAATAGCGTGTTTAAATATGCGTATCGTATGGGTTATATTAAAGAAAACCCTCTTGATAAAGTACAAATTTCCTACTCAAAAAAAGATGATGCAGCTCGGGAAAAAATTGAAAATAAATACTTAGAAAAAGACGAGGCTGAAAAACTAATTAAAGAACTCTACCGCAGGCCCTCTACCTATCGTGTGGGTAGGCTTGCAGAATTTATGTATTTAACGGGCTGCCGAATAGGAGAAGCCGTCATATTGACGCCGGAAGACTTTAGCGAAGACTTTTCTAGCGCATCTATCACCGGAACAATAGATTACGGAAGCGGATTTCGTGCAGCTAGGAAAGGCCCACCAAAAACACTGATGAGTAATCGGACAATCAACCTGACACAAAGATGTATTAAACTAGTAGAGAGATCTATCGACGAAAATAAATTAGACAGTCTGACACGCAACGGCTACTTGCCAGGTGAGTATGTATTTGTCACCAAAAACGGCACACCAATGATATACTCATCATTTAATCGTGCTTTAGAAAAGGCGGGTAATCGTGTGGGATTAGGTCATAAAACACTCACTTCTCACATCTTCCGCCACACGCACGTCTCGCTGCTAGCAGAAAAAGGTGTACCGTTGGTAGCAATCATGGAACGCGTGGGCCACGAAGATTCTGACATCACAACTAAAATCTATACTCACGTCACCAAACGGATGAAAGCAGACATTACATCCAAGCTGACAGAGATAGGGCTTTGACGAATTGCCCCTTTATTGCCCCTTTTAGATTATGTATTGATGATAAATAAAGAAGGAAGCCCGGTATTACAGGCTTCCTAAAGCTGTTTTATTTTACAGCGTCTTTTAATTGTTTACCAGGTTTGAAAGCTGGTGTAACGGATGCTGGAATTTCGATTTCTTCCCCAGTTTGTGGGTTGCGGCCTTTACGTGCAGCACGTTTACGTGTTTCAAAAGTACCAAAGCCCATGATTTGTACACTGTCTTCTGATTTAAGCGTTGTTTCAACAGTATCGATGATGGCAGCCAATACAGCAGTAGCGTCTTTTTTAGTAACCCCTGATTTTTCAGCCACAGCTGAAATTAAATCTGCTTTGTTCAT